ATAGTCGCAGTAGGCACATCAGGATCCAGTAGATCAACCGTCATGGCATCAATGCGGATAGTAGTCTCTGCTCTAGTGGCTACATAGATCTTTGCGATATTTAAAGTGTCCGCATCTGTCTGTGCCACTAGGTTTTCTTGGTTACTCTGATGAGGGAAGTACTTGGCAATAGAAGCTGCGTTCTCTGATACCTGCTGTGTGCCACCCACGCGGGTCATGCCAGCAGAGTTAACGATCAACTTGTCATCGAAGGCGAATACTAGGTTTGTGTAAGGAATGCCAGAAGTCTGATCGAACTCGATCGGAGTTGTTCCATAAGCCTTAATTACATTAGTGCGGTTCAAGAATATGGCTGTGCCTTCTTGGTTCAGATAGAACGCGCCTTGCTCTGAGAACTCTGCGTTCTTAAGCGCATCGATGGAAGTGCGAGAAGTGCCGGGATCAACCACGCAGGTCGTATTGCCTGTATCTATCGTGCGCATAGATGCCGGCCATGAGACTTGATCTAGGATCTTGCCTATGCGTGTGCCAGTATCTTGCCCTGCTGTAGCACCTGAAACTGTCGTAACGGTTGCCAACTGCATGAGGCGAAAAGCATCAGAACATTCAATGTCCACATAGCCAGTTTCTTGGTTCTGTGGATAGGTGTACTTATAGTTGGTTGTATAGCCAGAGAATAAGAAGTAGCCAACTCCACCTACTGTGGCAGAGACTCGCAACTTGCGAAGTGGAGTCAAGAAGCCAAACGGGCTAGCCGTATTTTGTGGGTTAAAGTAAGAGTTAGGGTCTAGCACTCTAACGATGCAAGTGCCAGCCTCATAAGTATCACGCATGATATTGCGACCGCGGCGAATGCTGATCGAGCGAACATCTGGAGTTAAGTCAATGGTTGGTTCTGGTGTAGTAGAAGAAGCGAGCGTTCCTGTGCCTAATACGCCGTACTTAATATCGCCTATAGTAAAGGGATACCCGAAAGTAGCCCCAGAAGTAAAGTCGAAAGATACGGAGATCTGCGCAGGAAGGGTCATTGCGGAGCGAACGATCCCTTGAGTCTGCCGATCGATGAAGCAGAACCTGAGAGTGAGCGTTCAAGTAATCCGTTACGAACTGCTTCAACTAGATCTGCCTCTGAAACTACTGATCCTTGGATATTAACTACAACATCTCCACCAGAAGTAACACCAACCGATGGAGTGCTAGCAGCGATCATCGACTGAACTGCTGGGCTATAAGTTCCTGAAGTGTTATTGCCAGCGATAGAGACTGGCGCTATTGGCGTGACCATAGCAATGCGGCGAGCCTGTGCCTCGATAGCATCAAGATATAACTTCCAACCTGTAAATGGGTTCTTAGCATCTGGAAGATCAGCTAGGAACTTACGCAAGCCTTCTGTAAGTCCTTGAGACTTAGCGAGTTCGCTAGCAAGTTTAGATGCCTCTGAGGTATTGCCGGTCAAGATAGCCAGTTGTAGTTCTAGGCGCTTGCGTTCTTCATCTGTAACTTGACCTTTAAGAGCTGCGATAATCTGAGTCTGTTGCTGATCAAAGAGAGTGCCAGCCTTTTGCAATGCCGTCTGCTCTTTAATCGCTTTAGTCTGCTCTTTAGTTGTCTTGAGCAAAGCATCGCGGTTTTTCTTTGCTGCCTTGTCGGCTGCCGCTCTGTTTAGTTCTGCGCGGATCGCTGGCGTAATACCTGAGGTGTCTTTGCCTCGGTTCATCTCGCCTTCGCCTATTGCTTTGAAAGCCTGAAAGTCTCCACGCGCTAAGGCTGCTATCTGACCAACTCCCACGCCAAAGCGGCGAATAAAGGTAGCAAGGGCTGTAGAAGTCTTTTCGATAAGGTTTAGGGTGTTAGTAAGTCCACCTTCTCCGCCACCGCCAAGGGCTGCAAGCGCATCAAGCAAGCCACCGCCGATAACTTCTTGAGCATTACTAGAAGCAGTTGAAAGGCGCTGCATAGCACCTGCATAAGTATCGACCGCAACTATTGCCTGTCCGCCAAATAGATCGTTAATTCTTGTCTGGACTTCTTCAAAGGACATAGTTTTTAGTTCAGCCTGAGTTAGACCAATACCATACTTGGCAAGAGATCGAGTTTGCCCTACATAAGCCTTGGAAAGATCACCTGCCACAGAGACCACATCAGAACCGCTCGCCGCCGAAAGATCGAGAGCGGTGCGAAGTAATTGCTGGCTTTTAGCGACATCACCTGTTGTAGTTAATAAGCGCTGAAATGCCGGACGAAGTTGATCATCAAGGATACCAAATTGCTTCTCAAGGTCTGCAATAAAGTTCTTAACTGAAGGATCTGCAAAGGCTAGACCTAAGTTATCTAAAGACTGAGTTAGGACTCTGGCTGCTTTATCATCTTGAGCAAAGGCTTTCGCAGCATTGAAGCCAGAACGCGCTAGGCGCTGGGCTGTAAATAAGCCAACATAGGACTTAGCAAGTGTTTTAACTTGGTTGTTGAGACCTAGCGTTGCTTTAGCAGCATCGGTAAAGGCTTTTCTGCCTACGAACTCGGCGGCAATATCTACTTTAACATTAGTTGCCATCAGTTATATCTGCCTGTCTTAGAATTAAACTTAGCGGCTGCGCCTTCTAATGCCTTAATAACTGCGCCTTGAGTCTTGCCTTGATCCTCGTTCCAAGCGCGGAAGATGCCTCGACCCTGCATCTTGCCATTGCCTTTAGGGTCTCCGCCTAATCGAGGTGAAAAGTTTCCGCCGGGGTTCTTGCGCCCTGCTGTCTCATAGATAGCACCAGCTGCAGACTTGTTAAGTAAAGATACAAGCGAACGCCAGCCGCGGTTATTAGGGCGGCTTGGAGATGTTTTGTAGGTAATACCCTTTTTGGCGATCGAAGGATTATATGTAGGGAAGCGACCTTTACCGTCTGCGCGTTCTGCCCAGCCACTTAGCGGTGACTCTGCTGGCATGAAGCCGCGAGCCTTAGCCGCAATAGGCTTAAGCAAGTTGCCCAGTTCTTTAGTTGTTTCTTTGGCTAGATCAGGTTCATATTCTCTCAGGGCTTTGCGGAGTTTAGTTGCGCCTTTTACTTCTGTTGGCATCAGCTTGCTCCTTTGCTCTGTCTTTCAGGGCTTGAAGTAAAGTCCTGAACATCGTGTGATCTAGTTCAATTAAAGTTTGGGGCGAGAGTCCTGTCTCAAGCGATAGTCTCGCTACGAGATAGGTGAAGGACTCCCGCGTTACTCCAAAGGGTCATCGTCTAGAACCTCGACTCGCGTCAATGTCTCTAGAAAAGACTCTCCGAAGGGTTTTACGGTTTCACCCGACCGACGAATAGACTCCCAGCAAAGCCAATAAACATCGCTTTGCTTTTCATCATCTCTAAAGGCTTTGTGAAAGCCCTTCTTTGCATATTGCTCGAAGGCGTACTCGATCGCCGGAGTGATCTGGTACTCGTTAACGCTTCCGTCTGCCCTTGTAACCTTTAGTTTTGCCATGCTTTTGCCCCTTAGTTAGTGATTTAGAATGTGCCGGTTGTTGCTACTGCAACTGTGCCAGATACATTCCATGTAACTGACTGTGTGCCAAGATCGCCAACTGCGCCGTTAATATCGGTTGTGTTATTGATCAAACAAGTCATTGTGTAAAGAGGGTTAGTCGCAGAGACTGCTGTTCCCTTTGTCTGTAGGAGAACTACTGTTACATTTGTTCCCCAAGCAGCTTGAAGTGTTGCAAGAACATTCGCTGATGCTGTGTCGTTTAGGAAGTCAAGAGTTACGCTTGATGTCTCTAATCCTTTGACTTGCTTTACTCCAGAGTCACCCATTGCGGTGACTGAGAGTTCTTCAAATGCTCTATTTAATGTTACTGATGTTAAATGGTCAGAAAGATCAACGGAGTTAACCTTTACGCCTACTGTGTTATTCAGAAATACTGCCATTTAGGTTATTCCTCGTCTTTCTTAGTAGATGGTTTTGGTGCTGTTGGTGCAACCTGCCCGATCTTAATCAGGAAGGCTTCTTGCTCTTTTTCCCACTCGGACATAATTAACTCCAACTCGTTAGGACTGATACCTGCAAAGAGCAGGTTAAAAGATCGCCCGATGCAGCGTTGAGAACGCTAGGTGCGCTCACATCTCCCACATTATAGACGATAGAGGAAGCAGCTAGTTTATTAAACACAGCAACTAGCAGATCCTCAATTCCATTTAGGTTTCCTTCGTTGTCCAGAAGTGGCACGAAGATATTGATATTAAAATTAGCCAGCGGAGCAACGCTGTTGTAACCGTTGTTAGATGGAGTCACATAAGGATCTGACGGGCTGATAACCACGCTGTTGACAATAGGCGTTGCCGGTGGGAATGAGAAAACTGAGTACTTAGTGTTATCGACTAGCGCCGCTGCAATAGTTGCGCGAAGGGTTGAGATCGCCGCCATGGTTAGCCAACCATCGAGCGCGGATCTAGATAAGGTGCGAGCAAGCCGCGAACGCGAGCGAGTAAAGTGTTACCCATTCGATAAGGGCTTGGAGCGTAACCATCGATGGTAACTCCGCCGCTCGATGGGGCTTGTCTGCTTTGCCAGATATCGATCGAGATCATTAAAGATGCTTCTTGGATCGCTGGAACAGTTGAATAATCTGTATAAGTCTCAGCTGCTGCAATGCCATAAGGCTCAACTGTGTGGCGTGGATTATCGCTAGTGTGAGTTGTAGTTACCGAGAATGATCGACTGTCAACGCCTGTAATTGTCTTAGTGCCGTTGTACTTTGTGCCAGCGCCTGAGATTACTACTGACTGTCCGACATAGAAGAACTCGCGGATATCCTGATCAAAGTAAAGAGTGCCGACTGTGCCGGTATTGCCATGAGCAATTATATATTGCTGGTTCTTCCATAGAAAAGGCAAGAGTACATTGTCTGCGGCATCGCAGACTTGCTGCAACACAGCGTCAGAATAAAGGGTGCCAACACCAAGTGCGGTTCTTAATTCACTGACGGTCGTGAGTGCCATGCTCTTATCCTTTCTAAAGACTGGCGGGGTAAAAGGGCATTACCCCGCCAGTGACTTAAGTGTGGCTTACGCCTTGTTGTTCTTGAATGCGCCAGCGCCGACCTTAGTCGCGATAGCACCAAAGCCGTAGTAACCAATAGTTACCTGACCTGCTGCAGTTGACTCTGCGCGTAGGCGGTAAGTTGGTGACTCGTACCATGTGTAAGCATCTGGGTTAACAACGAGGATAGTTCCATCGCCATCGCCAGCGTTTGTTGGATCA